TTCGCCATCAAAAATCATGGCATTTTTCCTGATGGGAGGGGTCAAAATATTAAATTCCCTTTCTCATCCACCTGATATCTTTTCTTTGCCTTTGCCTTTCCGAAATGTTCTTCATTATGGCAGCGCTGGCAGAGAAGCTCCAGGTTATCAAAGTTGTATGCGACTGCTGGATCATGTACGTTGTCTTCGTTGAGATGGATCTTGTGATGCACTATGTCTCCAGGAGTGATGATGCCCTTGGCCTTGCAGCGCTCACATAATCCTCCAACGTGAATGAAGTATGCAGTTCTGCACTTCTCCCATTCTTTGTCATCATAGAACTTTCGATTGATGCTCCGCATATTATCCTCCACAAAAGAAATACCCCAGAGACTTATCTAATCTCTGAGGTACCTCGCATCCTAGGGGTCGCTTAATGGACGAGTGCTTTTCCATCTCACAAATACACATATACAATATAACATATATTTATCGGTCTTTTTGTGTGCACTTCCTTATTCTTTCTCAAGTCCGTAGTCCTGAGCAAATACTTCCAGGGCTTTAACGTGAAGCTTCCGAACATAGTCATAGTCATAGTTCATCTCTACAGCAATCAGTTCAAAACGCTTGCATTCAATGTAACGCTTGTAGAGTACATCTATGTAGCGATAGTCCGACATTGATGTTATCTTGAGGACTAGATCAGCACGGACGTTCTCATTCATTACGATGTCATTGTTCATCTTGTTTCGCTTGTCCAGGCATTCAGTCATTAGCTTTTCGTTTAGGTTATCATCTGAGCTTTTGATCTTGTCCGAACTGTATGAATGTGAGCCACCCTTTAGCCTGGCATCTATCCTTGTGATCTCGTTCTTCAGTTTTTCTATTGCTATCTCATTGCGACGATAGTTTTCCAGATAGTCTTTTGCTTTCATAGCTGGCTCCTTAATATAGCTACAATATGATCATATGCCTTCTTCTTCTCTATCTCCTTGTGGAATGCGCTCACGTATTCTTCCTGCTGTACTTCCTCGCAGTCTCTTACGATGCGAATTATCTGTTCGATGTATATCTGTGCTTCTATGTTGCTCATCATTACCCCTCCTAATCTTCATCATCTATCTCTACTTTCCGATATGGTGTCCAGTTACCTCGCCTCTTGCTGTGGTTTATTGAAGAGCTTATGTTGTTTGCAGTCTTTCCGAGAAGTTTTGCTAGTTCAACACAGCTATCCGCAACAGCGACTGGATGCTCATATTTATCATGAGTTACCTTCATCCATATTATCTGTTCTGCCATATTTCTTTCTCCAGTTTAGTTCCACTCATATCAACTATTCTCTTCCACCTGTCGAATGTGATAGGTATGTTACAGAACTCATCATCCTTCGTTCCACAGACTATAATCGTTCCGACAATCATATCTCCGCCAAGGAATATGTTCGGTTCAAGGCCAAGATTCTTTCCATCCTCATTGCAGATGATAACGAAGTCACGTTTGGGAGCGGTTACTTCTATATATCCATCCACTATGCCCTGCAGGTTCTTGAGTGTGTTGGATATCCAGGTGATATGTCCGTACTCTTCATCCGGACGTTTAATCAATACTTTAATCTTCATAGTGCAGCTCCTTTTCTTTTAATAGCTCCGAAATCTCATCCAGCGCATTATCTGCATCTGTGCAGTCATAATCATAGTTATGGAGCTGAGTGTTAATCTCCTCGATTACATCCTCATGTTTGCCTAAGGTCTGTATTGCATTTCCCACCGCATCCGGTTTCATCTTGTAGCATCTAGCTAGTGGATCATATATTGTTAATCTACTCATATCATCCTCCTAAAAATCTCTAAGGTATATACACACTATACTTAATCATTTTCATCCGTCTTGTAATATACTGATTTAATTCCCCAGCGCTTATGTATAATTGCCAGGGCTTCCGAAATACTAGCACCTTTGTCTCGTTCTTCTTGTACCTGCTGCCAAAACCAAATATATTCAAGACACTCAGGACAATGGTTAACTGTATCTCTATAGTCCGGGTCCGGAAAGTAAGGACATTTTCCGAAACGAACTCCAGCTCCGTTATGTACTCTCTGAAGTGAAGCATTGTAAGTTCAGTTCTCTTGGCTCATACTTACATTCTCGTTTATCCATTCCAACTCTGATATGCTTTCCGAACCTATCACGCAGCCATGCATGGCTATGTTCATCCCATATATATCCTCTTCTGTCGAAGCACTCCCTAGATCCGAATACCACATCACATAGATCACAAGGCCAATAGGTTTTTTCCTCCGGTTCCTGCATCTGTGGCTGGTAATCGAATATACTCATCTGTCCATCCATACACATCACCTCTTATATGTCTCTCTAACCACACTCTTTATCTTGTCATATGGCACTTGAATCATAATTCCCCTTGATTCATCCGCAAGGCTGACAGTAACGAAGTTATCTGTCCTCTCTGCTCTGATAGTTACTTGCGTAAATCCAGTGCCTAGCCTTGTTGTAACTACTCCAGTAGTTCTATCTAGTGTCATTGTTATCACCCCCTATAATTCCAATCAATTTTCTTTCGTACCTCGTTCAATTCCCTACGAAGTCGAATAATATCAGCTTGCAATACTGTATGTTTATCATCATATGGACCAGCTTCTTCATACTTCTTTGCATCTTTTAAGAGCCTATCCATAAGGTCTTTACAAAATCGAATATCTTTAATAATATCTTTCTTATCAACCGTCATTCTTCTACCTCCTTGTATGGCTCTGGTAATGGCATCCATGCTACTATTCTGCTTGTGGTAAATTCGCTGTGTACTGTGGTTTCACATACTACTCTTTCATTCAAACTGTCTTGTAGTCGGAAAACAGGATAGCCACTATTCCCATCTGCGCTTATCATCATTGCATAACACACTCTGCCGTATGATGTGACAAGCACTCTCTGATTGACTTCGGGCAACCTCTCACTACAAGGAATCCATCTTGGCTGTGGTGTGACAGATGGCAACTGTCTTATTGATTTCATTATTGCTTTATAGTCCTTATTCCACTCATCACAACAAGCGTGTAATGCTTGCGCTCTACTGATACAATCCCCACTTGACTGTTGCTCTAAGGCCTTGATAGCCATATCAAGAGCTTCTATGCCTTCCGCATCATATTCTTGTCCATATCTATCAATCTGTTCCTTCAATACTTCTTTTGCTTCTTCATTTGTCATTCTGGATCACTCCTTACACAGTTTAATAAAATCATCTTTTGCTTTTTCCTTTATTTCGTCTGCAAGAAATCCTAATTCATGTGTATATACAGGTCGTCCCATCAACTTTTCAACATACTTATGAAATATATTGAATTTATCTTCTGCTAACATACATATTCCCGTATATGCCATTACGATTGCTTTTTCTTTATCTGTCATTTGCTATCACTCCCCTTTCTTTCAAAATGCTCAATAACAGACTTTAGTTGATTTAGATATTCTTTTTTATCCCAACCTTCTATTTCACATACCATCATATCAATCAAAATATCTCTATACAGATTATAGATGGTCTGATGTCTTGCAAGGACATTTAGAGCTATTCTGGTATCTTCATCTTCGGGTATCATAATTCTTGATTGTTTCATAATCCAAATCAACCCCCCTAACTTTTGTCATTATATATTCAATCTTTTTCTCCTTCGAAATGCATGGAGTTGATTTCAATAACCATTTTGCATATAGCATAGCCTGTCGTTCTGGTACTTCATGCCAATCCGTAAAATTACTTCTAATCTCAATCATTATCAACCTCAACTTTTACATATTTTGAATATGCTATTTTCCCTTTGTTTTTTAGATATATGCTTGTTTTGATATTCTGATATGAAACTCCTGCAAGTTTTGCTAATTTTCTTGGCGAATCTGCAACTATCAATGGCAATTCGTATTTATCAGTAGTTATCATTAACCATAAAAACATATCAGCTACCTCCGTGACTCCTCTTCCTAGATGTGCAGTGAGAACTATATTGTTTAGCGTGTTTCATATCTTCTTCTTTGGGAAATTGGAAAGCCTTATCTTCGTTCTTAATAGCAAGATACAAAGCTTCTAACGCATATTTACAGCATTCATAATCAGAATACTTTGCAAGTTCGCAACCAGAACGTGATACCATATTTCCTTTTATGCTCTTCCTGTCAGCTCCCAAGAAAATATTTTCGACCTGCTCCATATTTATTAAATTTGTGCCATTTAGCGACATTATAATCATTCACTATCACTCTCCTTTTCATTAGCATCCACCCATTTCCAAGTCTGATACAAGGACCAAGCAATAGGCTTTCTTATACTCCTCGGATACTTCATAGCCTTTTTGTAATATTCTTCAAATTTCTTTACTACTACATAAAATTTCATTTTGGTTACTCCTCAATAATATAAACTTCATAATCTCCAGTAAGCGCATAGGCCTCCGAAGTACTGTCAACGAAGACATCTATTACATTGCTTGACATGCCACCGGTATCTTGAACTACTCTCTCGCCTATTCCCTCGATGTACACTCTTGTTCCCATTGGTAAAGAATTGCTTGCAATAGTAACTCCGGACTCAGGCATTACACCGGAAGCACAAGCATTACCTGTTGCAACGTATCCAGTGCAGCGATATGTTCCGATATATCCATCTGAGGATGGAGCGGAACTCGTAGGCTCTGGAGCTGGTTCCGAATATGTTTGAGCAACCTGTGCAGCTCTTCTCTGACGTTCTAGTTCAGCAAGATAAGCCTCGTGTTGTTCCTTGGCCTCTGCCTTCCACTCTTCTTTGAGCTTGTTATATTCCTCGATTAGCTCACGCTTAGTATCTATCTTTTCCGAAACATAAGGCTCAGCCTCTGCCATATCTACCATCGTGTGTTCCTGGATAAATACCACTCGGAGTGCTTGTTTCTCCTCAGGCTCCTTGTTCTCATATACATACTCAAGTTGCATCAATAGCGGAATCAGTAACACCATCACTGTCACCGCCTGTAATATCTTAATCTTCATTGGTCCCCTCTTTCATCTTGGTTTGTAAGTACTCCATAAAAGCACTTAGAATTATATTCACGAATAACTGAGCGGATGTATTGTCATATTTCTCCGCAAGCCTATCTGTTTCCGAAACAACCTTCTCCCAGTATTCATCCTTGTCTTCCGGTATCCAAAGCTCCTGGCATATAGTGTAAATATCATTGAATGCCTCACGCTCTTTGCTACCTTTTACAAATTTATATTCAGCCATTACTCATCCTCCCAAGGTGGACCGGGTTCTTCTTCCGGCTCCTTCAAATTCCCATTCCATCCGTAGTTCCTCTGAAGCTCGATTTCATTTGTGTATATGCGCTTAGATGCAAAGTCATATTTCGTAACCGTGCCATAGTTGTCTATTCTTCCGAATAATCTATTCTTTGTGATCTTTAGGATGCGATCATCTTTTGTTACGCTGCTATCATTCTCCAGCATTTTCTTTGTTGGTCTCTCATAGCTCAGCACTATGGATGCCAGGTTGATTATGTCTAGGCTTCCAGATACACTCTCATTAACTTCCGTGAATCCATTGTCCTTGCGCTTGTGTGCAACTAATATGATCAAGACATTATATTCAAGTGCTATCCTTGCCATCTTCTTAACGAAGAGACTCTGCTTCTCGTACTTGTCATGACCTAGTCCCTTTTCTAGATCCATTGCAGTCATTAAGTTATCAATGAGAATCACTCTTACACCATATTGATTTATTACTTGTTCCAGGAGAGCGCTAAGAGTATCATCTTCATTCTCTGTAAAATTCGTGTTATCATACAGCCAGATTCTGTCCTTGTACCACTCAACTATCTTCTGCAGTGCATCTTCTTTAATAGCTCTAGGCTTCTGATCATATTGCCACTTAGCCCACTGCTCATATGTGTTCTTAGTTCCTGCAGCTTGGAAGTCTATCCAACTCTTGAACAGATAGTTCGGAAGCTCTCCGGAATAAGCAAAGCACTTGTAGTTATTTTGTAATGCACTTAATAATAGCTGACTCGCAAGTGTAGACTTACCATCACCAGCTTTTCCAGTAAGAAGGATAAGCTGTCCGAACGGAAGACCACCACAAAGGACCTTGTCCGGATATTCCAATCCTGTTGATAGTTTCTCCAGCATATATGGATTTACATTTTCAACCTTGGATAATGATATAGCCTTGCTTATTGGAAGCTGTTCCGCTCCATATACGCAGCGCTTGATCTGCTCCGGTCCGTACTTCTTGAGGATCTCGTTTGCATCCTTGCAGTCCTTGTAATCTTCTACTCGAACATGCCAGACTCTATATTTCAGTCTATCTGCTAATTCATTAAATAGCGTGATAATTCCATTCTCATGATCTCCGAATACAACTATCTTGTTGAAGTTATGGAGCCAGTCCCAGCAATGAGGAACCCAAGTGAATCCCTTTGCTCCTGTCGGAACTGAGACAGCATTCTCGATTCCGGCCTGTGCAACTGACAAGCTATCTATCTGACCTTCAGTAATAACAAGTGTTTTGTTGTTCAGATTACATTGAGCCATTCCGAAAAGAATAGGCTTGCAGTTTCTCTCGCACCATTCCTTGTTTTCGCCTTCCTTAGGAGCTGGGTTTCGATATTTGATAAACTGCATCTGAGACTTTTCATCCAGGAACGGAAAGACTATATTGCCATCCTCATTCGCTGTGATCTGATACTTCCGAACAATGTCTTCCTTGATGCCTCTTGACTTCATGTATTCGATAGCTGCATCCTTCGGTTCTATTGGATCTAACTTCTTGAATGTCCTATAGTGGCGCTGGTTACCTATTCCGTAATAAACATCCGCATCTCTTCCGAGACTGAAGTTGAAGTCCTGCGCTAATCTGATCAAGTTACCACTAGCCTCGCAAGAAGCTCGGAAGCAATGGAACTGTCCTGTATCTGCATTGATAGAAAACTTCTTCTGCTTTACATCAGACTTCTCATTACAATATGGACACCTAGCAAATGAATATTCTTTTCCGATGAGCTTAACTCCAATACCAGTCTTCTCAGCTAAGTTATAGACAGCTTCTCTGACGTCATACTTTATACTATCCATTCGCCATCCTCCCCTCGCCTTGGTACTACGTAGCCTTCCTCATCTTCATCTTCTGGCGAAGCCATATCTTCTTCTACATGGTTATAATGGTTTTCATTATTTACATGGTTGTATGTGTCCAGTGCGTTGTCCATCACGTTGCCCCTACGTTGTCCACCACGTTGTCCATTACGTTGTCCATCTTTTGTTTCCGGATTCTGATAAAAGTCATAGTTTATAATGGTTATCGTTGTCCCCTGCGTTGTCCATCTAACCGCAATCATCCCATCACTTTCGAGTTGCTTTAGAAACAAGTGAACAGTTTTTCTGTTCCATCCCCAGCGAGTTGAAAATTCTAATTCACTCCTATAAATTTTCCCTCTTTCATATTCGATAATTTTATCTTTGTAAGGTTTTTTTTCAGTCTTATGGGTTGCTAAAAGAATTAAATCTATCCATGCTTGCCCCTTTGAGAATGGCTTTTGTTTCCATGTCCAATGGTCCATTATGTCTCGGAATATTGCGATATATCCTTTACCTTTACTCATCCAAACTCACCTCGCTCTAACCTCTCCTTGATGTCTCTGTATAAAACTTCTCTGATAAGCGCTCCTGAGTTCTTGGATTCACAAAATAGAGTTGTGATGTTATACCGGACCTCGAATGCCATCAGTGATGCCAGGAACGCTTTAGGTCGGAACTTGGAGCGGTATTGTCCTGCTATAAGCAGATCAAGGGAAGCGTTCTCAACTAACAGATAAACCTTTGCGTTATAGTCTCCGGCTCTCTGAAACTCCCTCTCGAATCTCTCTCGGCCTCTTGTAAAGCATGCAGCCAGCTCATCAAGATTCTGCTTCCGCTCCACAACGCACAGCCCATTCACTCTCATATCCGATCTGTGCAGCTTCTCCCCATCAATAACCACGTTGTAGGTATAATCACCATAATTCATTGTCTGTCGGTAGTATGGCACTCCCAGAGCCTCATATCTTGACGAAGCTCTGTGAGTAGCCTGTTCCCTTGTATCAACTATGATCTCCATCGAATCCAGGATGCTTTTAATCTCAAAGTTGTTCATATTACTTCCAAGGAAGGTCTTCAGCTGTGGTCTCTGGAACATTTACAAAATCATCAGCAGATCCTTCAGTTCCGACGAGCTTGTCCTTAGGCATCGTTCCGAGCTTACCATCTCTGATGTCCTGAGCTATCTTAGTCCAGGCTAGTCTTGTATGATCATAGATGTTGCCATTGCTAGCCTCTGTCTGTTCGATTCGGAATATACCTCCGAAGGTCTTTCCTTCTGCCTTCTTCTCATCACCATCGAAGACGTATCCGTTGTTAGAATCCTCTACATTTGCCCAGAATGTATCCCACTGTTCCGTAATAAACGGAATGCAACCTTCTGTCGGAATAGTAAGATAATGTGTCGCATCATAGCTCCAAACCTTATCTTCTCTAGTATCGGCCTCATACTGTTTCTTGTAGAAGTCCTTATAATCGCCCTCTGCAATATCAAAATAAATCTTGATCATAGGATTGCCCTTCTTGCTGGTAGCTTCTTCCAGGTGCATGATCTTGCACACATAAGCTCCCTTTGGAAGCTGGTCAAAACTCTGTCTCCTGTTGTTTTTGTTATAAGCTGGAACCTTAATCATTTTTCTTATCCTCCTTTTTTATTGGTTCTTGTTCTTCCTTAATCTCCATTTCGTAATATTCTCTTATTGCCTTATCAACAATGGTTAAATCATTGTCAATGAATGCATCATCAAACATTCCAATCGGAGTCTTAGCTACATCATTCTCTGTTGACTGTGTATAAAACAGATGCTTTCCATTCTCTACAGCGCACCTCAGGACAACTGTGAACATTCCCTCTATACAAACCTTTTCATCAAGCAGTTTTCCTATAGTTTTAGGTCTGATATTTCCGAAGTCATCTGTATCCTCGTGCATGAAAATGTAAACTATGCGATCCTTCTGAACAGACTTCTTAATAAACTCAATTAAGTTCCAGAAGTGATCTCCTATCTTGTTGTAGAATGAAAAGACTGCATTTCCAGCCCCTGCATTAGAATGACCTTTCATAAACATATTGGTGATTAGATATCCTGCATCATCTATCACTATGCTTTTGGCATTAGCTCCCACAAGTCCTTTCATAACCAACTGATAATCATCTGTTGATATAGACTGAATATGCCCCTTAAACGGAAAAGGCTTATCAATAACATTCACAACTGCATAATGATTATTATCAATGCAGTTTCTAAGGCTTGCGCTCTTTCCAGAGCCGGACTTACCTATTATTAACACTGGCATTCCCATTTCGTTTCCCTCCTTACCTAACATCAAAATTAAAATCAATACTGATATCCTCAGTGACCAGGTAGATGCGGTTGCCATCTGTTCTGACATTAACGATATCTTTGTATAAGCTGCACTGTGGAATATCCACGAGCACTTCTGTAACTTCGGAATCTTCCATCTCGTTCAGTGCATCAATTAACGCTTGCTTATCCATAACTCTCTCCTATCTAATTCTTAAAGAAAATTTTTGCTCCAAATGGGCTATTCCTGTTAGATCCACACCATCATTGATAGCTGCCTTGATAGCTGTCTTGTCCACTTCCGGCTCCTTAAACTTCAGATAGTCCTCAGGAATGTCTCTAACATCCTCGACATCTATAACCACAGAAGGAGCATTCTTCTGTATTCCGAAACTGAATAGATCTGTCTTAAACTTAGTCTTGCCGGTCACTTCCATCACGTTCTGTAATGTAGCCTTCATGTTCTTGATGTTGTTCTCGATAGCTCTCTTCTTTGCTGTGAGTCTATCTATCTCAGCTTTAATTGCTGCTATGTCTCCTTCCAAGTTCTTCATGACCTTTGCATAGTTCTCGGCCTTGACTTCCAACTCACCTTCGATAGCCTCTAAGGTATCAGCCAGAGTCTGTGGATCAAGCTCAGGATCTCCCATCATGTCTTGTACTCGGAACCAGTCCGAAGTGATTTCATAGATATTCGCCATCTTCGTCCTCCTCTTCTTCTGTTATTGGATTTAATCCGATATGGAATAGTAACGCACTAGCCATCATTCCTAATGCCAGGAATGTCAGCCTGTCGCTGTGCTTTAGATAACCGATTGCAAATAGCACAATCGCCACAAATGATAAAGCTAGACACAAATTAACCAATTTGTTATAATTGACCTGAATTTTAATAGCTATGGATTTTTCCATACTTGGCGCAGGTGTTCCAGCACTTGCGCTATTTTTCATTTTTTCCACTGTTCTCTCCTCTCTCTGAGCACATAATCATCAAAGTCCTCAGTTCTGATCTTGATAGTTCCTGTTCTCTTGACTGCGTTTGGATAGAGTCCACTTCGTTCCATTCGGAGTCTGATGCGGTCTATGGTCTTAACGGAGCAGCCTTCTCTTTCCGCAAGCATCTTGGTTGTAACGTACATAAGCAGCCTCCTTAATGTGAACCTTATTCACTAATAGTTGCAAAAAAAATTGAATCTCTCTTCTCTCTGGATAGATGCAAGCACTCGGTTATCATCGTGATTTCCTTAGCTGTGCAGTCTGAACCAGCCATAATTGCGTAGACTCTATTGCGAGAACAGCCCATTTTCTCAGCAATATGAGTAATGGATACCCCAGAATCCTTAATAACCTCTTTTAATGCAATAGTATCTGTCACTTCTCTTCTCTCCTTTCCTGTATTGTGAATATCATTCACAAACCTAATATAATTTATATTTTGTTGAATGTCAAGCACAATTTTGTTGTGTTTTATAAACAAAAATATTATAATAGTGATTACAAAGCACGAAAGAAGGGAAAAATTATGTTGGAGCTATATAATAATATTAAAAACAGAAGGAAAGAATTAAATATGTCGCAAGAGACATTAGCATTGCTTGTTGGATATACGGACAGATCATCTATTGCTAAAGTAGAAAAGGGAGAAGTGGATCTACCTCAAAGTAAAATAGCATTATTCGCAAAAGCGCTTAATGTTAATCCAGGCAAACTTATGGGAGAGCAGAGAAAACCCAATGCAATCCCAGTCCTTGGAAGAGTAGCTGCAGGCATCCCAATAGATGCCATAGAGGAAATAATAGACTATGAAGAGATAGACAACAAGCTCGCTTCTACAGGAGAGTTCTTTGGACTCATGATTAAAGGCGATAGCATGACACCTCGTATATGTAATGGTGATGTTGTTATTGTTCGGAAACAAGAAGTTGCAGAATCTGGCGATATTGTAATTGCCACCATCAATGGTGATGATGCAGTATGCAAGAAGTTGCAGATCTATGACAAGGCAGTGCTCCTCTATTCCCTTAATCCAGCATATGATCCTATTGATGTTACTGGAAGAGAAGACTTCAAGATTATTGGAAAAGTTGTAGAGTTAAGAGGTAAATTCTGAAAGGAGATCAAATATGTGGATAGAAACAACCAAGGCCGGACTCCGATTATGTGACCGTTATAAAGGATATGATGGCAAGCTCCATAAAGTATCAGTCAGTCTTCCGAAAGACACTGCACAAGCTCGCAGGAAGGCTTCTGAGGAGCTTCAAAGGAAGATAGTGGATAAATGCTCTATCGGAAGTGAAATGCGATTCTACACCCTTGTAGAGCTTTATTTAAACCACAAGGACGTTAAGCAAACAACTATGGTTAATTACATTGCAGCATTCAAGCAGATTAAGAATATTCTCGGAGATATTTCTGTGGATCAGATAACCGCTCCATACATCAAGCGCAGTCTGACAGACTCTGGAAAGTCCAATACAACACGCAATAGATATATTGTACTTCTCAATAATATGCTCGCCTGGTCTTATGAATATGGTTATATAGGCTCTGTAATTAAAGTTAGCCTATTCAAAGAAAAGAAAACCAAACGAGATCCAGAAGATGAATATCTGGAAGCATCCGAACTGAAGGAAGTTCTTGATCAGCTTGAAGGAACCATGACATATTTCATTTGCAAATTCATGTCTCTAACAGGCTGCCGAATTGGAGAAGCCACAGCACTCACTCTTTCGGATATAGATGAGAAATATATACACATAACAAAAGCCTGGCATGTTAGCCAGGGAATTTCCACACCCAAGACAGAATCTAGCTTCCGAGACATATATATACAACCAGAGCTTCACAAGTTTCTATCCGAATACAAATTATGGCGCCTGGAATACATGATGGCCTACAAGATCAGGACGGATCTATTATTCTTCACTCGGAATGGTACATATCTTCGAGAAACCAACCTTCTTCAGAAGTTAGGTAATGTTGAATGCTCTAAGCATCTACATCCACATATATTCCGACATACACACACCGCTCTACTCGCAGAGCAAGGAGTCAGCCTGGATGCTATCGCTCGGAGACTGGGACACTCGAATAGCAACGTCACAAAACAGATCTATTTCCACGTCACCAAGAAGATCAAGAAACTGGATGAGAAAGCCCTGGATAAAGTAAGTATTTTATAAATCTGTCCCATAATTGCCCCATGAAGTCCTAGAACCCTAGTGTTTTAGGGCTTTTATTCTTAAAAAATCTTTAAAATGTTATAAAAAGTCATAGTTGTACAAAGTGCCACAAACATAGACAAATAGCCACTTTTTAGACATCACTCAAAATCAGTGTATTACAAAAAATGCCCCATTTTTAGAAAAAACTGCCCCATAACTGCCCCATAAAAATGAAAAGGACACCTGATCTACCAGTAATCAGATGCCCTCTTGAAAGGAATTATATGAAAACAACAGAAAACTATTTAACAAGAATCTTGGCACCATCCTTGCCACAGATCCATCCACTCGGAATCTTCAGCCAGATCTGTTCTCCGGCTATCTTAACTTCCTTAACAGTAACCTTCGTGCCATTAAGCAGCGCACCATTATGATTAGCATGAGCCTTTCCATCCGGAGTGAGATTTCGGAAGCCAACCAGGTCATAGTTCTTGCCAGCGCCCTTCCGAACATTAAGCGCTGATCTAACAGATACAGTATACACTCCACCTACCTTGTATGGGCTCGCCTGCGCCTCGTCCTTGGCTTCTGTTTCCTTCGGAGTGGAATTGCTAGGCTGTGGCTCAACTGCGCTAGAATCGCCTTCTACAGCCTCATCAAACAGAGCCTTTTCTGCCTTACGTCTTCTCGCAAGCCCCTCCAGCTTCTTACCGCCAGCCTTGTTGTATTCAAGTATCTTGTCAGATATCGTCTTGATGCTTCTGCGACCATTAGATGTAAGCTGGTCAATACTTCCTATGTTGTAAGCAAACGATACAAGCGCATCAAACTGATTCTGGTTCCAATGATACTTGTTGTCGTACTTGTCCACCTTTGTTTCATATACAGCTAGGTCATCTCTGAGCAACTTGTCGGCTTGCTCTTGAGTTATCTCGTCGCCTGCCTTGACTCCCTTAGTATGTCCGAAGCCGATTGTCCAAACATTTGCAGGGTCCTTATAAGCCTTTAACCTACAGCCCTCGAATTTTTTAATCAAATCAATTCCTTTTTGTGAGATTATCATTTTGCTTCTCCTTTCTCTTTATATGCAAACATATGGCCTTTGTGTGTACTTTTAACTCCTGAACACACTTGCGAAACGATGCGAGGATTGAATCCGTCCTTCGCCGTGTCTCTTATCGCCATATATACTTTACTTGTTGTTAAGTCCACAACTGGCCTACAATACCGCGAGTTATCAACCTTAGCTCTTAGTTGTTTTGCCTCTTCGGAAGTAAGGCCCCTCGCCTTTTTCAGTTTGTGGTCGTAAGCGTGCTGGTTGTTCTGAGAATAAGTACACCATTCGAGATTACCGACATTGTTATTTGTTTTGTCTCCGTCTTTATGGTTCACACATTCGCTTGGCGCTCCGAGAAAAGCTCGGGCCACAAAAATGTGCACGTTCTTATGTTTTCTCTTTCCCTCGGCATTAAATATCCTTATTGTCGGATATCCCTCTGTGCCGATTTCCTGACTTAAAACTCGGCTTGTGATTTTATTTCTTACTCTTCCGAAGGACGACACCTCATAATTCGGATACCCTTCAATCGCTTTCCAGATTTCCATCCGACTCTCCCTTCTTGATAGATAAATGTGATACGCCGATTAGTG